GTCGGCGTTGCTTCTTGCTCGTAAATTTCGTTTGTTTGGTCATTTACCCATAGAGGGGATACCATTCGGGTGAATCAGAAGCCGAGTATTCCCACTCGCTTGACCACTCCTCAGGCATCATTAAGCCACCCTCAATGTTAAATTCCCAACGTCCGAACGCCTCTTCTAATCTTAACTGTTCATCAACATCAATACCAAATGCAGTGGCAAAGGAACCTCGCGCGTCCACTGTGACTTCAATAGGTTCAATCGTGTTGATATGCATCCTATAAGTCTTTAACTCCCTTGAGAGTCTGGCAACTGTGTCTCCCAGTAAATTAGCATTGAATTTACCTCTAATCGCATTACGCCTAATAGCGAGAGCAAAAGCTTGCAAAACAGGCACACCTAGATTCAGCACTAACTCACAAGTGCCAATCGAGTAAAGCAAATTACGCCTACCCGCAGGGTCACCAAAGTAGCGCACACCTGAAAGAGCGCAACTTAATACCTTGTACGGGTTACGTACGAATTTAAAGCCTCCAGCTGCATGGATGATCTTACTTTGACAGAACTCAATTGAGTGCAACTCGTAAGACACTGACTCTACCTTGACATTCATTCCGAATTCAAGGAAAGCAGGCTTAACATCGCGCAGGAATCTCTCCAAATCCTTCCTCTCAATGATCACAAGTACATCATCACCATCATCAGCACAATCCCACTTGGAGCACCAAACCATAAACGCAATCAACATGATCAACATGATAATGCAATTACCCAATGCAGTATTCATGTCACCACTCATTCGCTTACCCTTGGTCTTATACTTGATCCCTCGTGTACTGAAACACTTGTTTCGGAGTTGAGCCTTCAACAACCTAGCAAATTCAGGACTTGGATTACTACAAGCATAAACTGAAAATTCCGCTTTCAACAAATCGGTGTTCACGTGTTTGTCAAATCTACTGGCGTCTAGACTAATGATAACTGGGTCAACAAATGCCCCCAGCTTCTCCCTAATCAAAGCAGCTCGCTCAACTTGATTCAAACCTTTCACGACGTTCCTAGTTTGGGGAACGCCACGAGAAACGCCTTTTATCCGATACAAGTGTTCTTCAATAGGTTTGAGAAACCTACTGACCTCCACGCAGTACTTCGGATCACGAAACTGAATCATCCGGGGATCCGGATTGGGTTTGCTGACCCCATCAGTTCGCTCCGCCTTAACAAAGGCCTTCACAACACTGTGTCGCTTAAGATCAAAGCCATGCTGCATGATACTGTTAGTGGCATCCAAGTAACGTGTAGCCTTGCGTCCTGAATACCTCTTAGGCATCTCGTAGTAATCTTCTTCAACAGTTTGTGGCAACAACCTGCCTAACTTCATGGCAGCCTGCTTAATGCTAGCTACACCAGATGGAGTCGGTAACGGTACCACTCCGCACACTCGGTTGTTAATTGCTACAAGTTGATTATGTAAGCAATCATGGTGCACGAAGGGCGCATAAACACCTGGCACTTC